TCCATTATATCTTCTTTAGTGAAGTTTATGGAATTCAGATAATCTTTCAATTCATACATAACTAACTGCCTTTGGATTTAAGTTTATATCTGTAGCGTGTTCTACCATATCATCAACTTTTTGTTTTATTTCTTCATCTTTTATATTATATAGTTCTAGTTGACCTTCGTCTCCAGGAACATTTCTACTTTCATATTTCTTTTTAAATATTTCTTCTAGTTTCTTATATTGTGTTTCATTAGGAACATAGATTGCATAGTAAATTCTAAAATCATTACCTGGTTGATTACGACTACGAATAAGAGCAGATAGATATTTTGCTCTACCTACTTTTAATAAACCTCTTGCTCTTACATCTGTTTCGTGGTCTTGTATATGACTTCTACCAAAATATAAACAATACCTTTCGTGTCCTGGTTCTTCGTAACCTTGACCATTTTGTTGTTGAGTAGTATAGCCTTCGTCAATACGCAATTGACAAGCGCCTTTGTAACCTAGACCGATACTCATTTGAATTTACAATTTGCCATTATCTCGGTAAGACAAGCAACCATATTGATTTCTTGGTCTGCAACGAAGGCCGCTTTGTACTGATAACCAGCAAGAATAAGAACAGATTGAGGTATAGATTTTGGGTCTAAACTTTTATGTAATACCTCATAGATATTTCTAAACATAGAAGTAGGTTCTTTGTCTATATTAGAAACAACCCATTTACGCATATCATTAAATCTTTTTTCTTTTAATGTAGTAATAAGTTCTTTATTATTCGCTTCTGATAATGTAAATAAGATACCACTATCAATCTTACCTCTAACTGAATACCTTTGAAGTTCGTTGATAGTTCTTCTAAAATCTGGGAAGTGTTTGATAATTAATTCTGCTAATACTTTTTTATCAAAAGGTATCTTCTCATCATTTAGAACACTTATTAATCTTGTTAATAATTGGTCAGCACATTTCTTTTTCTGACCATTAACTACTTTAAAATCAATAACCGTACACCTTGATTGCAAAGCAGGTATGATTTTATTTCTGAAATTACAAGTAAAAATAAATCTACAATTCTTATGAAACTCTTCCATAAAGTTTCTTAACGCAGGTTGAACACTATCAGCGTTCATATAATCTGCCTCGTCTAATATAATAACTTTATGTGGGGAATCTTCTGTAAGACTTACGGTACTTGCAAAGTTTTTTATCTTTGTTCTCAATGTATCAATTTGACGACCTTCGTCTGAACCATTGATAATAAGATAATCACACTTTAGTTCTTCACACAAAGCACGAGCAACGGTTGTTTTACCTGTGCCTGCTGTACCTGATAAAAGTAAATGACTTATTTGTCCTTGTTTTAGAAAGTTTTGAAAAGTAGTTTTGATATCCTCTGGTAGGATACACTCACTAATTTGTTTTGGGCGATACTTCTCAACCCATAAAAAATCTGCCATAATATATACCTCATAATTTAAATTGTTCCTTGTAGTAGATTTAGTGTCAACGCTAACAAAAATATGAATAGACCGATGGCTACTAAACCTACTATAATTCTACCAAATGTATTTTGTAGATATTTCATTAAAACTCACTTTCAGGTTCTAATGCAATCCAATATTGTACTGGTTTTTGTCTCGCAACAAAATGACTTATCTTCTGTTTTGAAACAACAACATCATAATCGTCTTCAATCATTTTAAAGTTTTCTGCTTTGAAGTACGCTTTGAAGTTCTTATCAGTTGTACCGATATCAATACTAAACTTATTAGACGCTTTGTTTTTTCTATCATTAGCGACTAATGAAATTGTACTACCATTACCGATAACTTCAATGTCAGGCAAGTTAAGAGTAACCACACCTTTCATTAATTTAGATAAGTTGTCTTTGGTTAATTTAAATGCGATTTCTGTATCAGGCATTGTTATTGTTTTTGTAGGTGCAACAATAACAGATTTATCAGCGAAAGTATATTTACTAGAAGACTTACCGTCTTTTCCAGATATACCTACACTTGTCCCACCATTAAACTTCAATGTTGGAGTTTCAAATAAATCTAAAGTTCTTAAAAACTCTGGCAAGTCATATATTGCAAATTCTTGCTCAAAAGTTTCTTTGATACTAGCAGTTGCCAGTATGTTTTTCATAGTAGAAATTGTATTTAATTTCTCACCAGGTTTAACCAGAATATTCTGATTAATATTCGCAAAGTTTTTTAGTATTGCGATTGTATCGTTAGATAGGTTCATAATAAAGTTTCTCCTTAATTGTTTTCATTATATAATAGTGTGGGTCCTTTGTCAATAGGCGACTAATTATTTCGTAAATAGTCAATAACATTTTTAGGTGTACTTTCAAAGTAAGGGTCATCATCTAATCCTTCGTTATTAATTCCTGGTTCTTGCCACCATTTCTCAACAACTCCGTCATTGATAACAGCCATATATCTCCAAGACCTCATACCGAAACCTAGATGGTTCTTACCTATAAGCATACCCATAAATCGTGTAAAGTTTCCTGAGCCATCTGGTATTAATTTAACACTTGTAATACCCATATGTTTTGCCCAAGCGTTCATTACATAGCTGTCATTAACAGATACACAATAAACTTCATCAACAGCTAGCAGTTTTAACTGACCATACTCCTTTTCAAAAGATGGAAGTTGTTGTGAAGAACAAGTTGGCGTAAATGCACCTGGGAGAGAGAAAAGAACAACACGCTTACCTTTGAAGTAATCGTCTGTTGTCATATTCTTCCACTCGCCACCGATTGCACAGCCGCCGTCTGTTGGTTCTTCGTCACCAACTCTAACTCTAAATGTAACCTTTGGGATTTTCATTCCTTGCATATATTTTCTCCATATTATAATTTAACAAATCAATTCAAAGAATATATCAAATTGTGGTAGGATTGTCAATAGCCTGGCCCGAAGGCCAGACTATCTATTTAAATATTACTTAATCGCAATATTTCTAGGTTTCTTATGGTCAGGGATAATTCTTTCCATAGATACCTTTAAAAGACCGTCTTTCAACTCGGCACCTTTGACTTCTACATCATCAGCGATTGTGAAAGATTTAGAAAAATACCTTTTAGCGATACCTTTATGGATTACTTCGCCATCTTTAGTTTCTTCTTTGTCTTCTTTTTTTGATTTAATTGATAGTACACCTTCTTCAAGGTTTACTTCAATGTCTTTTTTTGAATAACCAGCAAGAGCGATTTCTATATCGTACTTGTTCTTATCAGTTTTCACAATGTTGTAATGTGGAAAACTAGGCATACTTGATAACATATCGCCTTCAAACATTTGTTCAAAATGGTCAAAGACATTATCAAATCCTACTGATACTGGTCTTAATTGATTGAAAATAGATAGTGCTTTATGTGTCATTTCTAACCTCCTTTATTAAGCAAAGTTATTTTCTTTATATTACGACACCCTATAAGGCGTGTCATTATTATTTATATAATCACTATTATATAAATGTCAAGTGGCTGTTTCTTTAAAGAGTATACAGCCAAAACTCTAGCGCTTTTGTTCTTTTTTTAGTTGTTGAACAAAGGGACTAATCCCAAACATACAACAGCGACACCGCATTTGATTTTTAAAATCTGGTAGCGGCAACCTTTTACGCCTCACTAGGACTTACGAACAGCCTAGTATAATATATATACGGCGTAAAATCCGTTAATAACCTCTTTGTGCTTTTAACTTCTTCTGTTTTTTCTTCCAGGCAGCAGTCATTTCTTTCTTTTTACGATTTCTTTTATCGCAAGGCTTTTCATAATATTGCCTTTGTCTCAACTCTTTAACAAGACCTGCTTTTTGTACCTTCTTTTTTAGTACACGCATTGCTTGTTCCAAGTTATTATTTCTTACAACAACCGTTATACTCACTTACATTACCTCCTTAACTACCATTAAAAGCGTCTACATCAATACCAACATCTGGTTTTTTGTTAGACTTGTCTTCACTATCTAGTAATAAAACTATGTAGTGTATTGCCTTAAATAAATCCATTTTATTTCTGCCTGCTTTCTTACCATATCTGCATAGGTATTTAATCGCATTTGATTGACAGAAGTCCTTATCTATGTTTAAATGTCTTAACATATCTTGGACTTGAAATCCATCTTTAGTTGAAGAGTAATGCTCTCCATATGTTTTCTTTATATAACTTTTTATCTCATCTAATATTGTATCTTCATTATATTTCATATAGTCCTCTTTGTGTTTATATAGTATGGTAAAAAAGGAGAGGCGCCACTACACGCCTCTCCAAGGACCACACTATGGATAGATTTAGAATTAAACAAGTTCTTCCTCGTCCTCTTCTTCCTCACTATCATTGGACATCATTTGTTGAGCTTTCAAGGCTTCAGCCTTTTGTTCTTCAGCGATACTTTCGGCAGTTGCCCCAGCATCCACTTTAGTGTACAAGTCAACAAAAGAAGCTTTTGTATCATCATCAAATCTATTAGTACACAATTCAATTGCCTTCATCTTATTACCGAAGATTGAATATGCTTGAACAATGTGGACTAATCTTCTTGTTGATATAATCTCATCAACCCCACCATCAAAGTAGGTTTTTCTGATTACATCAGCCCAAGTTGATAACTTCTCAACATACTTTTCATCTTTTTTGCCAGCGGCAGCAAGAGTGTTGTTAAGAATTTTCTGCTCTGTTTTTACAGCAGGATATTTCTGTTCAAAGGTAACTGGAAATCTTTCCAGGAACGCTTCGTTCAATATGTTAGTACCGATAAACTTGCCGTCTTCACTACCTTGACCTTTAGTGTTAGCAGTTGCAACAACATTGAAACCTTGAGCAGGTTTAACAAACTTGTTTATCTTTTTAACATAGACACCATTACCTTCTAGGATTGGTTGTAAACACATTATCTTATTAGACGCAAGGTCAATCTCATCAAGGAGCAATATTGCACCTCTCTCCATTGCCTCAATAACAGGACCATTCTGCCACACGGTTTGACCATCTTTAAGTCTGTAACCGCCAAGTAAATCGTCCTCGTCTGTTTCAATAGTAATGTTTACCCTAATCATTTCTCTCTTACTCTCGGCACAAGCCTGAACAACAGAAAAAGTCTTACCGTTACCAGAAAGACCAGTAATGAATATCGGATAAAATCTTTTTGATTTAACAATACTTCTTACATCTGGATGGTTACCAAATGAAACGAAGCCATTGTCTTTTTGTGGAACAATATCACCTTGTAAAGATGAAATCACATAAGCAGCTTCTGATTGTGTTTCAGAAACAACTTCTGGTTTCTTCTCAACTTTAGTTGAAGTATTTGTATCAGACAAAACTTTGTCATTAGATACAGGATCAACGGCAGGGATACCGTCTAAAGGCAATTTATATTCGCCTCTACCAACTCTCAATTCAGGATTTCTTACCAACCATTGTGGTTTGAAATTCATTCCAAGAGACTTGGATACTTTCAATAACTCCTCGTTATTCAAAGTAGGTTTGTTGTACATCTTTTGGGCAGCGTCAACAAACTCTTTTTGTTTAGTGTTCAAAGTTAACATAATGTAGTTCTCCTTTTTTTAGTTTATGTATATATGCTACCATATTTTGATACATATGTCAAGCAAAAAATGAGCATTTTTTCAAGTTTTTTTGTCATATATATCAACGCTTTTTGCATATACTAGGCGACCTGTTTAATAAATTTGTTTAATAATACTCTGGAAACGGTTCTTTGTTTCATTGATTTACTAAACGCTCTTCTGATATCACCTTTTTTAGCGTCTTCTTTTATCTCATCTAGGTTAGCATTTTGTACTTGCATATCTTTACCATTGATTAGATAAAATTCGTTATAACCATATGCTTCAACTGAAGCAGCTTTGTGTTTATTATATTCTGCTCTAACTTTAAGTTTAATCTGGTCTTGCAATTCCCAAG